GACAAGAGTACTGGCGTTATGCCGCACCTCAAAATTTACGATGCTTCATCTCTTGCTTATCGTCAGGGTCGTACTCGCCGTGGAAGTTATGCTGCTTATCTTGATATCAGTCATCCCGATATTATATCATTTTTAGAAATGCGTAAACCAACTGGTGACCCTAATGTGCGTTGCCTGAATCTACATCATGGTATCAATATCACTGATGACTTCATGCAGTTGATTGAAAACTGTATGTTGGATTCAGAAGCAGATGATTCGTGGCCTCTGGTTGATCCTAAATCAGGAGAAGTGCGAGAGACAGTTTCTGCCAAACATCTATGGCAACAAATCTTAGAATTGCGTATGCACACAGGTGAACCTTACATTCACTTCATTGATACAAGTAATAAAATGTTACCACAATTCTTAAAAGATAAAGGATTGAAAGTACATCAATCAAATCTTTGTTCTGAAATTATTTTACCAACAAATGAAGAACGCACCGCAGTGTGTTGTTTATCATCCTTAAACTTGGAGTACTATGATGAATGGAAGAATGAACCTTTGTTCCTTAGGGATGTTGCTGAAATGCTTGATAACGTTCTGGAGTTTTTTATTGTTAATGCACCTGATACCATTTCCAGGGCTATATACTCTGCTAGCCGTGAGCGTTCTATTGGCATTGGTGCCTTAGGATTTCATGCATACTTGCAGAAGAACAATATTGCATTTGAAGGTGTAATGGCCAAGGTTGCAAATAATCAAATGTTCAAACACATAAGGAGTAAATTGGATGAGGCTAATCAAATTCTTGGAAAAGAACGAGGCGAAGCTCCTGATGCTGTCGGCACTGGCCAGCGCTTCAGTCACCTTATGGCTATTGCTCCAAATGCTTCTTCGTCTATCATTATGGGAAATACTAGTCCTAGCGTTGAGCCTTACCGTGCTAATGCTTACCGTCAAGACACTTTATCGGGCGCATTTCTAAACAAGAACAAATACCTAGATAAAATCATTCGGAAACATGCTGAGATTCATACAGAAGGATGGGCAGATGAAGTCTGGAGTAGTATTATGGCAAATGATGGTTCCGTTCAGCACTTAGAATGGTTAGATGAAAATGAGAGAGCAGTATTCAAAACATCTATGGAAATTGACCAACGTTGGGTGATTGAATTGGCATCAGACCGTCAGCAATACATAGACCAAGCACAATCACTAAACTTGTTCTTCCGTCCAGATGCACACATTAAATACATTCACGCCATTCATTTTATGGCATGGAAAAAAGGATTGAAAACTCTTTACTATTGCCGTTCAGAAAAAATTGGTAAGGCTGATAAAGTATCCAAGAAGATTGAACGTCAAGTTATCAAAGAGCTTGATATGGTACAAGTAGCACAAGGAAATGATTGTATTGCTTGCGAGGGATAAATGAAACCTACAATTGCTTTGTTTTTACATCAACCAAAATGTTCAGTACAATCTGGAAATGGAATAATCAAAGCATTAGAAACACATTATAATTTTAAAATATTCACAAAGCACGAACTAGAAAATGACTTCTTCGATAATGTCGATATTGTTGCTTTTCCTGGTGGCTTGGGTGATAGTGATAGTTTTGATTTTCTGTTTAAAGATAATTGCCACCGCATTTCTGATTTTGTACATAGCGGTGGCCGTTATTTGGGAATTTGCATGGGTGCTTATTGGGCTGGCAATGATTACTTTAATTTTTTGGATAATGTGAGTGTTGAACAATACATAACTCGACCAAATACAGACACACGTAGACCCCATGCAAAAAACTTAAAAATTGAATGGTTGGGTAAAGAAGAAAAGATGTTCTTTTATGATGGTTGTGCTTTTGGTCCAGGTCAGTATGATATCATTGCAAAGTATATGAATGATGATCCAATGGCCATCATTCAAAATAGAGTGGGTTTAATTGGTTGTCATCCTGAAAGTCAACCTCATTGGTATGAATCATACAGTTGGATGAAAGGTCATTATCATGACGGAAAACATCACAAACTATTATTAAATTTTGTAAACGAATTAATGGAGAGATAAATGAAAATTTTAAGATTTACCGCATCATGGTGCCAACCATGTAAATCATTGGCAAAGAATTTAGAAGAAGCAAATCTATCACTTCCTGTTGAAGTGGTTGATATTGATGTTCAATCGGATATTGCAGTTGAATACGGTATTCGTGGTGTACCAACCTTGGTGTTGACTGATGGCACAGTTGAGATTAAACGATTAGTTGGTTCTAAGACAGTCACAGAATTAAAAGAGTGGGCAACAACATGATTAAGAAAGCAGATTCAAAACTTACGAATGAGAGAAACAGTTTCAAACCATTCAATTATCCTTGGGCATATGACTCATGGATAAAACATGAACAATCTCATTGGTTACATACAGAAGTTCCAATGATGGAAGATGTTAAAGATTGGAAAAAGAAACTAACAAAAGAGGAAAAACAATTCTTAACACACATCTTCCGTTTCTTCACACAAGGTGACATTGATGTTGCTGGTGGTTATGTAAAGAACTATTTACCATACTTTCCTCAACCAGAAGTTCGTATGATGTTGTTAGGTTTTGCTGCAAGGGAAGCACTACACGTTGCTGCATATAGTCACCTAATTGAAACTCTTGGTTTACCTGAAGCCACATACAATCAATTCTTGGAATACCAAGAAATGAAAGATAAACACGATTATATTTTAGACATTAGTTCAAAAAATGGAGATGCTGCTTCAACTGCAACCCACATCGCCGTGTTCAGTGCTTTCACTGAAGGGATGCAGTTGTTCAGCTCCTTCATTATGTTATTAAACTTTCCCCGTATGGGTAAAATGAAAGGTATGGGCCAAATTGTTACTTGGTCTATCGTTGATGAAACTCAACATGCCGAATCAATGATTAAACTATTTCGCACCTACATAGAGGAAAACAAAGAGATATGGAATGACGAGCTCAAATCACGAATCTACACAATCGCCGAAAAAATGGTCGAATTGGAAGATAAGTTTATTGACCTCTCCTTTTCTATGGGCGCTATGGACGGTCTTTCTAGTGAAGATGTTAAAAAGTATATCCGTTATATTGCTGATAGGCGTCTTATATCTCTTGGTCTTAAGGGTATTTTTAAAGTAAAGAAGAATCCTTTACCTTGGGTTGAGGAAATGATTAACGCACCAACACATACAAACTTCTTTGAGAACCGTGCAACCGATTATGCAAAGGGAGCATTATCTGGAGATTGGGGTGATGTGTGGGCTCATTAAAGGAAAAATATGACAACAAGAACAATAACAGCGGAGTGCAGTAGTTGTGAATCCAGCTACGATGTAATCTTTATGGAAGAATTAGTATCAGAAGATTTACCTGAGTTTTGCCCATTTTGTGGTGAACCAATTGATTCATTATCCGAAGACGAATATATAGAAGATGATGAACTCGATGATGATGATAAATGGGACTGAACTGGACATACAAAAATAAAGACTTTACAGAAGATTTGATTGGTGATAATTATGGATTCGTTTATATTATTACCAACAATGTAACAAATAAAAAATACATTGGCAAGAAATTTTTCTATTCCTCGAAAACCAAACAAGTAAAAGGTAAGAAGAAACGATTCAAAGTTTCCTCGGACTGGCAAACTTACTACGGAAGTAATGAGGAATTAAAAAAAGATGTTATAATACACGGACAATATTCGTTTAGCCGAGAAATTATACATCTATGCAAAAGTAAAGGTGAATGTGGTTATCTTGAAGCAAAAGAACAGTTTGTAAAGGGTGCTCTGGAAACAGATGACTTTTACAATTCTTGGATTATGGTTAGAGTAAGAAAATCACATATTAAAGGATTGCAATGTTAGGATATTTGGAAGAAGTTGGTAATGATTTTGATGCACTTTTTTTCTTACCAATGGAAGATGATGAAAGCATCAATATCATAACAAATAGGTACAAAGAACCTGGAGATGAAGTCAAAGGAAGTGAACTTGGTAACTGGTGGCATATTTTGTTGTTTAAATGCAATGAAGAAAGTGGTGCAGTTGAACACCTTGATACTTTTGATGCCATTTTCTCGGATCCTAGAGAATACATATCAGGATTAATTCCGCAAGGTTGGTATGGTATAGTTGCGAAAAAAACAACAACCTCCAACAATTTCCTAGATGATGCTATTGACAAGTTCAAGTCAATGATGTAAAATAGACATATCTTAAACTGAAAGTTATTATGATTCTCGTTGACCTTAACCAGGTATTATTGGCCGGACTGATGGCACAAATTGCCAATCAAAAAGGTGTGAAATTAGAAGAAGGTCTTATCAGACACATGGTTCTGAACATTCTCAGGACTCACCTAAAGAACTTCCGTGAAGAATATGGTGAAGTTGTACTGTGTGCTGACAACCGTAAATACTGGCGTAAAGAATTCTTTCCGTTCTACAAAGCCGGTCGTAAAAAAACCAGAGAGAAGTCTGAACTTGACTGGCATCTAATCTTTGACATGCTTTCCAAATTCAAGCAAGAACTCAGAGATAATTTCCCATATAAAGTAATTGATGTTGAAGGTGCAGAAGCCGATGATATCATCGGTACACTTGTACCACGACATATCATGCATGAAAACATCTTAATCATTTCAAGTGATGGTGATTTCTTGCAATTACAGATGTATAATGGTAGAAGTGACTTCACCGTTAAGCAATACAATCCTGCACAAAAGAAGTTTCTCATTTCTAAGAATCCAATGGATGAATTGAAAGAAAAAATCATTCATGGTGATAAAGGTGATGGCATTCCAAACATTCTTTCACCAAGTGATACGTTTGTGCGTGAGATTCGTCAAAAGGTTATGACCGAAGCCAAGCTCACTAAATTCATGTCACAAAACTATGGTGATTATGATGATGAAAATGCACGTATTGGTTTTTCACGTAACCAAACACTTATTGACCTGAGAAACATACCAGGCGATATACAGACCAAAATTATAAATACTTATGAAGAAACGAAGCCAGCACCTAAGGGTAAAATACTGGATTATTTGATTGCAAACAAACTGAAAAGTTTAATAGATGTTATTGGGGAATTTTAATGAAAGCTTTGTATGAAGTATTTGATGACTTTGAAATGGCTAAAAGTAAAAAAGAAAGAATGGATGTAATTGCCAAGAATCTTTCACAAACATTGGTTGATGTACTAAAATTAGCATATCATCCAAATATACAATGGACAGTAAAGGAATTACCAGAAAATTATCGTATACCAACTGATATGTTACCTGGTATTACACATGATAGTATTAATGGACAGATACGTAGGTTGTATATGTTCAGAGTTGGTGACCCAACAGCAGAAAAATTAAGTGAACACCGTAAAAATGAATTACTAATTCAAATGTTAGAATCAATTGAACCACGGGAAGCAGAAGTTTTATTGGGAATCTTTAATAAAGATTTGGGAGTAAAAGGGTTGGACTATAAATTTGTAAAAGAGGCATTTCCAGACATGTTGCCATGACAAAAAAAGAAAACATCATTGTCTTATCAGGTGAATTTGATTACATAACTTATAGTGATTTTAAATTATTAAAAACTTGCAAATCCAAGTGTGATTGGCTTGTTGTTGGTGTTCATTCCGATTCCTACATGGAGTTATGTCGAAATGTGGCCAAGAATACATTTGAACAAAGAAAAGAATTTGTAGAGAGTATATCCTATGTCGATGAAGTATTTACTTTTAATGATTTTGATGGAACATCCTGTAATCTACTAAAACTCATCAAACTATGTTATCCCGCATCCAATATAATCTATGTTTCGGAGACGAACATGCAAAATATGCCAGAAGCACGAATTCGTGGTATTACATTCACAACATTTGAAGTTATTAATCAAGGAGTTTAATTAAAGTGTCAAAATTTTCTGGAAAGTTTCGTGGTGAGCGAGACTATGACGATGAGCAGTATTTCCGTGAGGAAAACAAAAACAAAAAACGTCAGAAACAACAGCGAAAACAAAAGTATTACGATGAGTACGAATCCTTCGAATCTCAACAACGTTTCAACCAAAAACCCCAAAAAATGAAACACTATTGATGTTGTAATTCTGCAACACTCTTATTGACACTCTTTGACGGATGGTGTATAATACAACCATTGTACAGGAGATTTTTATGATGATTTATGTTCGAACCGCAAAGTCCAAGAAAAAACTAGGACCAAAAGCTGTGCGTGAACAATATGATGCTTGGTTGAAATCGCACCAAACATCAAAACCTATCAAATCCACAAACAATCAACTGACATACAAGCTGTCGGTGCCTGCCGGTCGTGAAACCGTGCGGCATCCGTCATTAAATACTGGTAATGGTGTCGCTACTAAAGCATCACCAAAGGTTTATACTGGTACAAAAGTGATGGGAATTGCAACAATGCACAAATCAAACGCTGTTCCTGTGTTTAACAGCGAAGAAGCTGTAGAAATTTCAAAAATGAGGCGCTAAAATGAGTAAGAAAATGAGTTTTGTCGTAAAATTACAACGTCCTGTGTGTCGAACACCAATCAAGCCTGTTCAGGAACACAAAAATGTCGTAAAATACAATCGTAAAGATGAGAAAAAGACAATTTTGTCGCAAATCACTGAGCTAAGAGACTAAAATGTCGCAAAATACTGAGCCAAAACAAGAACCTAAAGCACCGATTGAGTGGAAAGAGTTGGACGAAGCAGTTCGCCGATGGGCAGCACTAACAGGACACGAAAATGACCAAGATTGGTATAGAAAAATGAAAGAATACTATGAATAAAAACTATGTATTTGACGTTTTGGATGCCGAAGATGGTTCCGGTGATGCAATCATACAGTTCACCGAAGAATTTATTGCTGAAGTTGGTTGGAAAGAAGGCACAGTATTGAATTTGCGAGTAGAAGAAACTCCTACTGGTAATGTTATTGTAATGACAGAGAAAAAATAATGGAATTAATTGAATCAAAATCACTGTTGGCCAAATTAATGGCGACCGAGAACCTTGTTGTTGAACAACGTCCGGTACAAACAGCATCCTTTGACGTTAAAAATCGGATTTTGACACTTCCGGTTTTGGACAAAAATATCTCCAGTTCTCTTTATGACTTGTTTACAGGCCATGAAGTTGGCCATGCTCTCTACACACCAATGGAAGGTATGTTGAAAGCCAAAGAACTAAAAATTAATAGGGATGTGGCCAACGTAGTCGAAGATTCACGTATTGAACGTAAAATCAAATACAAATATCCAGGTCTTAAAAACTCCTTTGTCAAAGCTTATGGTGAGCTTATGGACAGAGATTTCTTTGGTATCAAAGATACTGATATCAATAAGATGAATTTTATTGACCGCATCAACCTGCACTGCAAAGGTGGCGCAGCACTACGTATTCAATTTAATGATGAAGAACGTGGTTTACTGAATGAAGTCGAATCCACCGAAACTTATGATGATGTTATTGATGTATCGAAGAAGATTGTCGAGTACATGAAACGTCAATTAGAAGAACAAGAACAGAATCGTGCCAAAGCCAAAGCTGAAGAAGGTCAAAGTGATGATAGTGACGGCGAAGAAGAATATGAATATGAAGAAGTTGACTTTGATGACCAAGGTAATTCACAAGAACAATCTTTTGAAGATGATGGTGAAGAAGTAGAAGAACAAGATGTTGAATCCAACAAACAATCTGATAGTGATGAATTCGAATCTGAAGAAGATGACAAACAAACAAAACTGGAAGATGAAATTCGTTCTTTCACCGATGCTGCATACAAAGAGAATGAGAAGTTGTTATTTGATAACACTGTCAATCATATCATTTATGCAAATGTTCCATATCTTGATCCTAAAAAAGTTGTTGACCATAAAGAAATCTGGAAAAGATACAAAGATGAAGATTTTCATTCTTCACCAGAAACCTTTTTGAAAATTCGTAATGAAAGTAATAAGGTCGTTTCATATCTTGTCAAAGAATTCGAAATGCGTAAGAATGCCGACCAGTTGAAACGTGCATCAACAGCCAAGACTGGTGAGTTGAACATGAGTAAAATTTACTCTTATGGTTTCAGTGAAGATATCTTTAAGAAAATTACGGTTGTTCCTGGTGGCAAATCTCACGGTCTTGTTATGTTTCTTGATTGGTCTGGTTCCATGATTGACCACATCGGTAATACAATGAAACAACTAATCAACTTGGTATTGTTCTGTAAGAAGATGAATATACCATATGATGTGTATGCGTTTGTTGAAGAAACAGATATCGACATGTGTAAACAAGTACCAAAAGAAAATGATATGGCTTTCAGACCATACGGTTGTATGAATTTACTATCATCCAGAATGACTAGTGCTGAATTCACATATGCGTGTTCATCATTGGTGTGCATGGCTGGTCTAGGTGGCAAACGTGGTTATTTTCCATACTGGATGCATATGCAAGGCACACCTTTGAACCAAGCAATCGTTCATGCAATGACTATTGTTCCTGAGTTTCAGAAGAAAAACAAATTACAAATTGTCAATACAATTTTTCTGACTGATGGTGAAAGTAATAATACAAATCGTTATTACCAAAAAGATTCGTATTATGGATTAACTGATACTCAAATGAAATGTGAACGATTGGTTATGCGTGATCCTGTTACCAAGCATGAACAGAAGATTGATAATAGAAGTGGTCATAGCGCACAGACAAATGCATTGATTCGTTTGTTGAAAGCAAGAACTGG